GCCACTCAGTGCCGACACCCCCAACAATACCGAATAGTCGGACTATTGACAAGGGGGAAATAGCAAATATTCCCCACCCCAAAAACCAGGATTTTGCCCCCCAAGATTCGAACCCCCCACCCTCCCGCACCCCCACCTGCCTGCCTTCCCACCTTGTAGGCGCACCTTCCCGAAACATACGCACCCCCTCCGCCGGTACCTTTCTGATTGTTGCCGTCCCCGTGTCCCCCGCTACCTGTGCCCGCCTGCCTTTTGTTTCGGACCCGCCCTGCCTGTCCCCGTTGCCTGTCTGCCGGAGCGCTCGGGCTGCACACGCAACCGGCCAAGTGCCGAGGCACCCCCCTGCCAATATACTTATTATCGGTTCTGTATGTGTTCACACTAGGTTTGGTATCAACGAAGTTGATACCCTGGGGGGTTTGTGGTTGGTTTTGTGGTGTTGTATTGCTTGGTCGAGTTTGTATTAGTGGGTTTTGTATTAGCTTGCGGGCGTGACGGCTGTCACGTGGTTGGGTGGCCGGGGTGTCGAACATGCGGCTTATTGGCAGAAAAAGAAAAAGTTGCCAAAAAGAAAAAGGTTGTATCCGACCCGGCGTTGTCGGCCAGCCTGCTTTGTTGCATCCTGGTAGCAACCGAGCTTGCGAGGGCGGTAGCCAGCGGCATTCATGCTGTTCGGCTTGCGTCTTGCCCGCTGGAACAGCAGACAGGCTTCTGCTCCCCCCACGCTTCGACACTCTTTTGAGAGCATCCGGTGGCCGTTAGCTATCTTCAAGCCGACACCGTACAAATCCTTTTTCTCCCCCTCGACGTATCTGTTGCGCTACCGTTCTATGTCTCGGTACTAGGTTCTTCAACAGGCGTTTTTTGCATGGGAGGGCGGTCCCCGTTTCCGGCCATATACACCCTTCCCACCTCCATGCTCTGCGATGGGGTCCGGGTCATGCTTGCCCTGTCGCTTCCCAGCGAGGGGGACTTACTCGATTAGATGACCGACACTTGAGACGTAAGCCAGATGGCTGTCACAGAGGTGCCGGTCGTACCGACATTGATAGTAGCAGAACCGTATGGTATGTTGTCAACTACACATGGGGACTAGACGGATAGTTTCAGACGCAGACAAAGCCCGCTACTGGGCTGCACGACAGTCCGGCATGTCACAGAAAGATGCCTCCAGAATCGCAGGCATCCACTTCAACACCGCCTCCAACTGGGAAAAGAAACGCTCCGAAACAAAAGCAGCTCTAGAACTAGCACAAGTTGAAGGGAAACAACACCGCAAAAATCAGGGTGGGAACCAAAACGATTCAATGAAACTGTTGGCAGACTCACTCGAACTGCCCCCAGCTATACCCCACGACCGGCTCTGCCCCGAAGCAAAACGAGGGTTGGAGGACTTCGACTTTTTCAGAACCTACTATTTGGGGCGTGTCCCATCCCCTTGGCAGGTTGAAGCCGCATACAAGATTGTTCAATATCTAGAATCCCCTGAGAAAGAGTTTTTGGTGCTGAACGTCGCACCAGGCGCAGGCAAATCCACCCTATTCCACGATGTTGCTGTGTGGTGCATCGTCCGAAACCGTGCGATTCGAGTCCTCTACGGCTCTATCTCCCAAAACCTTGCGAAAATGTATTCAAGACGTATCCGAGACACGTTGGAACGCCCAACAGCTTTGGAACCCGACCCCGAACTGGTGAAGAAGGGGCTGGCAGTCAACGCTAAAGGCTGCCTATCTCTTGACTATGGCAGGTTCAAACCGGCATCGACAGGTGCTTTGTGGAGGGCAGATGAGTTCATTGTGGAACAGGACATTGTGGGCAACCTTGACAACAAGGAACCGACAGTCCGAGCGTACGGTATTGACGCCGAGTTCATCGGTCACCGAGCAGATTTGTGTCTTTTCGATGACGTTGCCTCTACAGAGAACGCCCGAGAATCAACTGCCCGAGACAAACTGTTGGAACGTTGGGATTCGATGGCGGAAGCCCGAGTTGACCCAGGCGGTCTGCTTGCCGTCATCGGACAGCGGTTGGGGCCGGGCGACCTGTACGCACATTGCCTATCTAAAGTCACATATGATGACGACGACTACGAATATGATGGTTCAGACGTAGAAAACCCGGAGGATATCCGTGCGGAACCCACTAAAAGGTCCAAATATCATCACATCATCTATCAGGCGTATTACCCCGAGCTTGATACGGGCAAAGAATCTCGTAGTGTTTCTGCCCTACCGTTTCCGAAAGGACCCCTTCTAGACCCTGTACGTCTTTCTTGGAAAGATTTGTCGTACATCAAATACTCTAACCCCACCACTTTCAGGGTTGTGTACCAGCAGGAGGATGCGGCTGACGAATCCTATTTGGTGACACGCACCATGCTGACCGGTGGGATGGGCGACGACGGGGTTCTCTACCAGGGCTGTATCGACAATGACCGGATGCCGGGGCAAATACCGTACGGGTTGGCCCCCCCGATTATTTCTATTGTCTCAGTAGACCCGTCACCCACCCAGTTTTGGGCTTTGACATGGATGCTGTACCAGCCTGACACCAACCTGTACCACATCATCGACGTTGAACGAACCAAACTGACTGCTGAAGGATTGTTGGGGTTCAACACAACCACCGGTGTGTATAGCGGGATGATGGAGGAATGGCAGAACCGGTCATGGTCTTTGGGGTATCCGATATCGCATTGGGTGGTGGAAATCAACGCCGCCCAGCGGTTCCTGCTCGCCCACGACTTCATCCGCAAATGGCAGTCTTTGCATGGGGTGAACGTGGTCCCGCACACCACTTCTAGAAACAAGCTTGACGAAAACCTAGGTGTGGAGGCTCTGCTCCCCCCGTTGGTGCGTACCGGCGCTATGCGGTTCCCGTCGATGCGGGGCAACTGGAAGACGATGGCTGCGGTTGACGAACTATGCAAGTGGACCCGTGACAAAAAGAACGGCACCGACATTGTGATGAGTCTTTGGATGGGTGTACTCAACCTGCCGAACCTGACCCAAACGAAGGCTCCGCCCCGTCTGTGGCGTCCGTCGTGGATGCTTGAACGCTGATTGTGTTACATTAAACAGCGAACCCGTCTCTAAGGAGTGTCATGGCCGCTAAAAAGATGCCCGCAAAAAAGGTTGCAGCAAAAAAGTCTGCTGGACCGGTGAATCCGATTATTTCGGAAATCAAGAAAGCCATTGAAAAGGAAGGCGGTTTCCCCCGCTCTAAAGGCAAGAGCCGCAAAGAATATGTGCAGTCTGTCCAGGACGAAGGTTACGCTGGCGAAGTGAAGGTTGGGAACAAGTATTTTTCTGGTACTTCCAACCTTGTGCAACTTGCATACAAAGAGGTTGCAGGCAAGAAGTGGGACAGCATGAACAACTACTACAAAGCCACCGGCACGAAGCCTAAGAAGATGTCTGCTGAACAAAACAAGCAGTTCCAAGCTGAACGTGCATACACCGGCAAGTCGGGTTCGGCAACAAAGAAGAAGCCTAAGAAGTAGTTGATGCGCACAGTTGAAGAAATCCTTGCCATCTACCGTGAACGGTTCGATGCCCAAGGACCCATCTTGCAGCAGATGCGGGAGGTACGCACCCTCGCCAACGGCGATATTGTTGTACCGCTCAACGAACTGGACCGGTCTGCACGTTCATCTGTAGCCAACCTTTTGGTTCAAGGGTTGGACCAGATGAGTATGCGTGTCGCCTCCACCATGCCGGTCCCATATTTCCCTGCTATGCGGGAAGGCAACGACCGGAGCATGAAACTTGCCCGTGAACGCAAGAAAGCAATGCTGTCTATTTGGGACCAAAACAGGTTGTCGCAAAAAATGCGCCGCCGTGCCCGCCACCTGCTCGCATATTCTTCAGCGCCAGTTTTCATCAAACCCAACTTTGATAAGCGTCTCCCCGAATGGCATCTCCGCAACCCGCTCGACACGTTCGCAGCACCACAAGTAGACCTAGACAACCCTGTCCCCGACGACGTTATCTTCACCTACAACCGCACCTACAAGTGGCTGATGAGCAACTACGGCTCCGTACTGAACGGTGTTCTGCGTGTCGGTGAACCCCGCCCCGACGACATGTTCACGATTCTTGAATATGTTTGCGCCAACGAGATTGTCACCGCCGTTGTTGGCACCGACAAAGACCGCAACCAGGTCACCGGCCAAAACTATGCTGGTGCAAAAATCGTTGAGATAGAACGAATCCCGAACCGCACCGGTATGCCTCTAGTGGTTGTACCGCAACGCATCACGCTCGACCGCCCACACGGACAGTTTGATGGTCTGCTCGGCATGTACTACACCCGTGCAAGGTTGCAGGCACTTACCGAAATCGCTATCGAACGGGGCATCTTCCCCGACGAATATCTTATCGCCCGCCCAGGTGAGAACCCTGAAGTGATTCAGATTGCCGACGGCAAAACCGGACAGTTGGGTGTGGTCAAGGGTGGCGACATTCAGCAGTTGCAACAGAACCCAGGGTATAAGACAGATGTTGCGTTGGACCGTTTGGAACGTCAGGAACGTCTAGAGGGTGCTATCCCGGCAGAGTTCGGTGGCGAATCCGGTTCAAATATTCGTACAGGTCGCCGCGGCGACTCCATCCTGTCCGCAACCGTAGATTTCCGTGTACAAGAATCCCAAGAAATTTTCGCAGCAGCACTCATTGAAGAAGACAAGATTGCTATTGCGCTCGAAAAAACGTATTGGGGTAACAACGCCAAATCGTTCTTTATCCCCGGTATGGGCGGTGGCGTGAAAGACTACACACCTAACAAACTGTGGGAAACCGATTTCCACTATGTCGCATATTCGGCGGCAGGTTCCGATGTGAACAGTCTTATTGTTGGACTCGGCCAGCGTCTCGGCACCGGCCTCATGTCTAAAGAATCTGCCCGTGAAGCCGACCCGCTCATCTCCGACCCCGAGTTGGAACGTGACCGCATCGTCGCTGAAGGAATCGAATCGGCGCTTCTCGCATCCATCCAATCACAGGCTGCTGACCCGAACGGGCCGTACCAGCCGGAAGATTTGGCATACATCGCCATGCTGGTGCAAACCAACAAGATGTCGTTGCCTGAAGCGATTCAGGACGCTCAACGCCGTGCGCAGGAACGTCAAGCTGCGGAAGCCCCGCAGGGCGCACCCGAAACGATGCCAGGTTTGTCACCGGCAGGTATGGGCATGGAGCAACCTGTTGCACAGGCCGGTCCGCCCGACATCCAAGGTTTGTTGGCAAGTTTGCAAGGCGGTGGTGGCGCTGGTGCTGCCGCACCCCCAGGAACACCGGGTTCTGTTCTCAGTCTCGCAGGGAGGCTAGGTGGCTAAGCAATATTCGAACCGCACCGATTTGCGTGACCCAACCCGCAAAGTTGCAAAAATGGCTGCACCCAACCAAACGTATGGTGAAGCCGGTAAACAGATGGCTGGGCAACGTGCCGTCCCTGTCGCCCCCCAGCCAACTACTGTCGCCCCGACACGCCCTGCACCGGCACCAGGTTCAATGGGTGCGTTTGACCGCCCCACCGAGTTCCCTGATGAACCGTTGACAGCAGGCGTAGATTTTGGCGCAGGTATGGGTTCCCGTGCCGCAGGAATCAAACCGACAATGCAGTTGGGCGACCCCGTGTTGCAAGAACTGCTCGCCCTCTACCGTTCGTACCCTAACGACGATTTGGCAAACCTTATTTCTGCGATGGTTGAAAGGTAACCCGTGGCGTTTCGCATAGCCCCAGACGAGGAAGAAGCAATCCTTCGGGGGATGAGAAGGGAAGCGGAATCCAAAAACCAAATCCGCACCAATATCCGCCCCGAAACTTCAGACAAAATCTCTGAACTTCACAAGAAATATCCGTGGCTTTCCCCCGGTGTTTTGCTTGCCGCATCTAAAGGCAATGTGTCGCAAGAACTTTTGGATGCGATGTCTGCCTCTATCGCTACGATGGCGAACGAGGACCCCGATAAGGCGAACGGTAAAGATAAAGGCAACTGGTTTAGTAGTGCTGTGAAAGGTGCGACACGTTTGACGTTCGCAGCTTTTGACACATCTAAAGAACTGTTTCAAAACATTGTTGCCAAAACCCCTATCCCTGTCGCAACAGAATATGTTGGGGCGAAAGTCCAGCAGGCAACCGGTCAAACTGAGGCAGGTTACGGCGGTCCGAAAGCTTCCGATATTGCGATAGTGAACGATGCCGCTTCACGGCAAGGCGAAGGCGGTTTCGGAGAGTTCATCGGCTCAACCACTTTGGCGTCTCTTGCCCGCAACTGGGAGAATCAAGGTAGCGGATATTTTGTGTCCGAAAACATTGTGCAGGAACAGCGGGAACGTGCCAAAAAGTTTCGTGGCACAACCCAAGGAGGCCACGCATGGACCCCTGGCCGCGGGTTCGCTGGCATGGTTTTCAACGAGGACAGTTACGCATACAACCTGATGTCAGGTTTCGTTGACGGGGCTGTCGCAGTCAAAATCCCTGTCGCCCCAGGTGTCGCTTTCGGGTTGACGAAAGTCAGCGAACTCGCCGCAGCTGACGACGCCGGAGATGTTTTGAGGCAGGCTGGCCGTGTCGCAGACACTCTGCAAGGCCGTGGGCAGGTCATCAAAATATCGGACATGACTGGCGAAGAACTGCGTGAGGCTCGACGCTTGGCAGGTTTGGTTGGCGACACGGTAGATGTTGAACAAGCCAACGCTTTCCTCGGCACCCGTGCCGGTCGCCGTCTTGTTGAACGTCTTGTAGACGCAAACACCACAGACGACGTTCGACGGCTTTTGGGACGCAACCTGTATGCAGACACGGTAAAACAGTTGCGTGACGCCAAAAACGAGTTTGAGGTGCAAGCAGTTTTGGCCGACGTTTTGGGCAAACCGCAGGCAGGTTTGGCAAGCACTAAAGGCGTTAAAGGTGTCAAAAAGGTTGCTTTATCTAACGCCCGCAGGTTGAAGATGATGGAGTCTTTAGACACTCAGGTCGGGTTGAAAATCAAACGTGGACTCGGCTACAAACCTGGGCGCATGTTTGACATGTCTTCCACCAACCCTGCCGACGTTCGACGCACTTTGAACCAAATAGATGACTGGGCTAAAACCACGTTAATGGACGAGGAAACCCGTCGCACGTTGCTAGACAAGGCTGTTGATGCGATGGTTGGGGACACCGCTACCCCCACCGCCCGTAAAGCGTTCAAAGAAGAATTTGAGCAAATCGCTGTTGATTCTTTGGTGAAAAATAGCAATGTTGACAAAAATGTTGCTGCTGTTGTTTTGCTGACTATGCCCACAAGAATGAAAAAGGTCACCAAATGGGCGCTCGGCCCTGACGGTGTGCCGGACGACGCAGGGTTTCTTAAGAATGCGACACGGGTAGGCGACGACGTTGTTGACGACGCATCTTTCGGTGGGGCGATGCTGAGTTCTGAACTCGCAGATGTCATTGTAGAGATGCCGGACCCACGGCAGGTTCGAGCAATCAGTAACCGCTTCAACAAGATTTGGCGGTACAAGCCAAAAGATGTTGGCCCGTTGAAGGACGCAAACCTTGAAAGACTTGCGAAGGCTGGCACGTTGCGTCCCCCGTTTTCAGCGGTGATGTGGGCGCAAGACAAACTGTTCCGCCGACTCATCTTGATGACCGGTGGCTATTCGGTGCGCAACCTTACCGAAGCCCAACTCCGCATCGCTTTGTCTTACCGAAACGTGGAAGGCGTTTTTGACCACCCCGCATCATGGCTTGGCTGGGCCACCCACAAAAAGGGCGCTTTCGACATCACCGGCGAAGCGTTTGACTACAACACTCTTACCGACAATATGCGCACATTCCGTGAAGCGGTGCAGGCAGAAAACTTCACAGACTTCGGTGACCCCACTATCGCTTACCGTCGAGGAAAAAGAATCGGCTACTTTGACGAGGTTGACCGCACCGACCCCCAGCAGTTCGACTTGGTTGTTGAGGCGCACGGTGACCAAATCGGGTTGCTTAACGCCGACCCTGTAGCCCGCCGTGTTGCTGGCGGGGCAACAGACGAAGAAATCCTTGTGTTTCTGCGCACCGACCCTGAAGGTAAGGCTTGGTTCCGTAACCAGCAGGACTATCACATTAACGGTCGTCCAACATTTGAAAAGACAACCCGTGGCTACAAGCATGTCGGCAACCAGCAAGTTGACCTGAATGTTGAAGAAAACCTTTTGCTTCACATCAAAGAGATTCGCACCCGAATCGAATACCAAACTGGTGGCGATACCCGCCTAAAGAACGTCATCGCCCAAGGCCAGTTGCCTGTTGAAACGGTTGTTATCGCTAACCAAACTGTTGCTGGGCGACCTCTCGGTGCGCTTATCAACAAAAACGATGAGGGCCAAGCCCTCATGCTGGAATACAAGGTCCCTGGAAGCAACCGTCCAGGCACCCGACAGGTTCGAGTTCAGTCGGTGGACGAAGCAACCGGCGAAGCGGTTGTAGTCCCATTCGCTTTTGAAAGAGGCGAAGCAAGCCTTGACCTTCGCAAACTGCTGGAAGCAGACGACGTTTACTACAACCCGAAACTCACAGAAATCCTGCCACATGAGATTCGAGTTGATTCTTTGAAGGAACGCCCGTGGGACGCTGGGTGGGACGATATGACCGACAGAGCGTTCGCTTTCCTTTACGGCAAACCTTCCCGCTACTTGGACCGGTCACCGCTGTTCCGCCAGTTCTACTACAGCATGGCTATAGACCAGTTGCTCACCTCACTAAGCATCGACGACGCAATCCGTTTGCACGACAACATTGTGGAATCCGCCGCAAAAGTGGGACGCAAACCCGAGTTTTATTTGGGTGACAAGAAACGCTGGCAACGCATCCAAGACGCCAAAGACGGCAAACTCCCTATGCAGGGCACATTGACTTTAGAAGAAGTAGACGACTTTGCTAAAGGTCAGGCTTTGGACGAACTCAAAGGTTTGCTTTACGACGCCAGCAACGTGCGAAACTCTATGGACGCCGCCCGAGTCGTGTTCCCGTTCGCTAACGCTTTCGTAGAGTTCTACAAATCTATTGGCCGTGCCTACACAATGCCGACGCTGACCGGTGTCCCTCTGCCAAACCTAAAGTCTCTCCGCAAAACCCAGTTGGTTGTTGACGGCGGGCGTGATGCAGACCCAGACGGTGACGGTCGAGGGTACTTCTTTGTGGACCCCGAAACACAGGAATGGTCATTCACCTACCCAGGCTCAGGGTTTATTACTAAAAGCCTACTGGGTTTGACAGCCCCTCTGACCGCCCCTATCGCTGGCGCTTTGCAAGGTGTCGGGTTGAGCGAAGGCGACTTTTTCGGTTTGAAAACTAACCCAGGTTTGGGGCCGGTAGTTAACGTCCCAGCATCCTTCATGTTTTCAAAGGTTCTCCCCGACACAGATTTTGTTCGGTCTGTAGAAAAGTTTTTTCTCCCATTCGGCAAAACCGAGTTCACCACAGAAACAGGTGGGGTTGCTTCCGGGGTTGTCAAATCTTTTCTCCCAGCTTGGTCCACCAAAATCATGTCAGCGGTGTTTGACGACCCGCAAAGCCTTACCGCTTTTGGCAACGCCGCATTCGAAACCCGCCAAGCGTTGCTTGCTACCGGCGAATACGACTTGAACAACTTTGAATCCATGAAACAGTTGGAGGAAGACACCAACTACAAGGCCCGCTGGTTGACGGTTATTCGTGCAGCAGGCCAGTTCACCGGTCCTTCCCGCCCAAGTTCAGAGTTCAAAACCAAGGTGATGGACGGCGATGTCTACATCAACCAAGCCATCGCAGACCTTCGTCGTTGGCAGTTGGAAGATTATGATTCTGCAATCTTGCGGTTCTTGGACACATACGGAGACGACTTTTGGGCATATCTCGCTCGCAAAACTTCTACCGGAGAGTTTGAAGCATTGGGCACCAGCGCCGACTTCGGTTCATGGGAACGAGACAACCCCGATTTTCTTCGAGAGTTCCCGAACGTCGCATCATATTTCGCCCCTGTCGGAACCGGCTTTGACTATTTTGTCTACACCGGCCAAATCGGTAAAGGTATGCGCCGCCGAGAAACTAACAAGGCATCGTTTAACGCAGCCCAATACTATGTGGTTGGTGCGCAGATGCGTCTCGCCAACAAGCTCATCGGAGACAACCCGACCCCTGAGCAAGAAGAAGAACTAGACGCATACCGTAAAGCCCTCGAATCCGATTACCCTGGGGCAAAATCGTATCCTTTCAACCCCAACAAACTACCCAACCAAATTGAGGCTTTATACAGCGCTGCTTTCGTATCAAGCATGGACGGCAACCCTGTAGCGGAAGGCACCCGCCTCTATCTGCAACAGCGGACCAACGTCTTGGCGCAGGTTGAATCAACCGGTCAAGGTTTGGGTGCTAAAAAGAACCTTGAATACCGCAACCTTTTGCGGGCTTCAGCAAACATTATTATTGAAGAATACCCAGAGTTTGAACGTCTTTGGGAACGTGTACTTTCTAGAGAACTGGACCGCTGATGGCAGAAAAAAACATTGAAGAAGTAGACGCCCTACCCGCAAACCGTCCGGCAGGCACCCGCCTTGAATACAAGGGTGGCGAATGGGTGTTTGACGGCGCTGAATGGCTCCGTGGACAAGATTGGGATGCGCTCACCCCGCAACAAAAAAATGAACGAATCTCTGCCGCTTTCCAAGCAAACGTGGACGCTGCAGGAAACAACGATTTGTATGACCCGAACGACGAAGAAAAGGTCCGGGCCGAACTGTTGAGACTGAAACCTGTGGAACGGGAGAACGTCTTGAAAAAACTGTACGAAGCCGGACAGTACGGCGGGTCTTCTAGAGGGAACGGTTTCAACCCCGCAGATATCTCTGCTTTTTCCAGCCTTCTATGGTATGCAAACTATAAAAAGAAAGATTTCAAATCTGCTCTTATCGATTATGAGCGGGACTTTGCGAAACGCCCCGACCTTCTGCAAGGGGTTGGTCGCAAACCGCCACGGCAGGTCACAAACACCGACGAGATTCGAGCCGTGTTCAACAAGACAGCCCAAAACATGTTGGGGCGCAAACTCCCCGACAATGTTGCGGAACAGTTCGTTCGCACCATCCAAACCCAGCAGGCCACATTCCAGCAACAGTTGGCTACCCAGTCAGGCGGGACTCTCATGCAACCGGCAGATGTCGGGTTGTCTGCGGAGAAGCAGATTGAGGAACGTTTCCAAGAAGAACTGCGGGTGCAGAACGCTGCGACGTTTGCGGGTACTATGGACCAAATGATTAAAGGTTTGGCACAATGAGCGATACAGGACCGGCACTTGACCCCCGTGAACAGATGCTTGTTTCCCAAGCAGATAAAACAGCCCAAGAAAAATCTTCTCGGGATGCTGCGGCTCGGCAAAAAAAGGAGGCTGAAGCCGCCAAAAAAGCCGAGACAGAGAAACGCCGGAAGGCTCGCCAAACCGCCCAGCAGGAACGCCAAGCCGCCAAAACCGCTCGATGGGAACAAACCTTCCAAACCCAATATCCGCAGTATGCGTGGATGTTCACCGAGTTGGACCGCACCAAATATGCTGACGTATTCAACCTTTTCAACAAGGCTGTAGACCCGAAGACAGGTTACACGGCGGACCGTTTCCAAACAGAGTTCGCAGCGACATCCTGGTACCGTGAAATCCAGTCGTCCAACAAGATTCAAGAAATCCGTGACACAGTTGGGACACTCGACTGGGACGCTGGGAGCCTCTCCAAGTTTGTGACCCGTGCAGTCGGCCAAGGCTGGTCCGGCGACCAACTCGGGCAGGAAGCCTATAAAGAGATTTTTGCTAAAGGACTCAACAACCAGTACATCAACCAAAAAGCGGTTGAACAGATTCGCAAAACCGCACCGTATCTGCGTTACCAAAACGCCGCTAAATCGTATTTTACGACACTCCCCGAAGACAAGATTCAACGTGTCCTCACCGGGGCTTTGACTGAGGAAGACGTTCTTGCCAGTCTGCGTGAATCAACAAAACTGAAATACAGCCATCTGTCGGCGGCTATCGACGCCGGTCAAACCTTGGAAGATTTGTCTGCTGACTACAAGAAGACTGCGGCAGGATTGTTGGAACGCAACGAAAACGACATTGACATGACCAGCCCCGATTTTGAGGTTGCGCTCGCCTACACGGATGGTTCCACTAAGCGCATGTTGACAACCGGCGAATGGGCAAAACTGTTGAGAACAGACAAAAGGTATGGTTGGGAACGTACCGAGCAGGCCCGTGAAATCGGGTCACGCATCGCCACCAATATTGTTCAGCAGTTCCAGAGAGGATTCTGATGGCCGCCGCACGACGCCGAGTAACACAACCATCCCCAAGCACCGGTGTCACCGATGTCAACTGGGATATGCTCCCAGCAGATGTTGTGGCACAGGTCACAGGACAGCCTGTTGCACAACCAATAAACCCTGCCCTGCCCCCTGTAGAACCGTCTTTTGAACCAACCACCCCCGCCCCAGGCGACCAAAACCTGCCTGCTGCTATCACCGACCCAAACGACACCCTCACCAACCGCATCCTCACCGGCCTTCGTGGGTTCGGTATCGGGGACGCCACCTTCGCATCCGAGATAGCGACAGCGATAGCGGACGGTCGGCTCAACGAAAACTCGGGCAGTTTCCTAGACGATGTTGGTGTGGTCCTCTCCGAATCCACCTACCTCAAAACCCGCTTCCCAGCGAACGTCACCCGCAAACAAGCAGGTCTACAACCGTTGCCACTCTCCGAAATCCTAGGGCTGGAGAACGGCTACATCACCGCTATGCAAGCTGCGAACCTGCCCGCAGGTTTCTACGACGACCCCCAAACAGATTTGCAGAACCTCATCGCCCGCAACGTATCGGTCGCTGAAGTCCAGCGTCGAATCAACCAAGGCTATTCAGCGGTACGCAACGCCGACCCCGAGATTCGTCGCCAGTTCAAAGAACTGTACGGGGTGGACGACGGCACTCTTGCAGCCTACTTTTTGGACCCTGTACGGATGGAAGCCCAACTCACCAGCCAAATGGAATCCGCCCAGCTCGCCGCTGAAGCCCGCCGTGTCGCAGACATGCAACTCACCACAGCCCAGGCTGAAGCGTTGCAACAGGCAGGAATCTCCACCGCTGCAGCCCGTGAAGGGTTCGGCGCTATCAGCGAACAGCAAGGACTGTTCCAAGGACAGATGGCCGGTGAGCAGGCGATTAGCACCGAGGAACAGATTGCGGGCACATTCGGCACATCTGCTGCGGCAGCGCAACGCATCGCCCAACGCCGACGCCAACGCCAAGCCGCATTCGAAACCGGTGGCGGATTCTCCCAAGTCAACCAGTACGGCATCTCAGGTTTGGGAACCGCCGCACAATAACCACGGTAAGTGGTTGACAAAACACAGACGTTCCATTACTGTAACTTTCTGAGGCCGAGTGCCGGAACCCACGGGTAGCCCCCGTAACCGTGGCGTACATATCGGGGTGTAACCAACAAAGCAGCCACCCGAGTCCTCCGCTTGGGTGTGGGCAGAAACGGAGAGTGCCATATGTCAAATTTCGAGGATTTCGATTCGGAAGACGACGACCAGCAAACTGAAACCAACCCCATGCGGGCGAGGATGAAGCAACTGGAGAAAGAGAACCGTGAATACAAGAAGGTTCTAGCCGAAACACAGCAGGCTGCTAAAGAGCTTGCTTTCGTGAAAGCCGGAATCAACTTGGATAACCCGATGGCAAAATATTTTGTCAAAGGCTACGACGGTGAACTCACCCCGGAAGCAATCAGAGCAGCTGGCGAAGAAGCACAGTTGATTACACCCCAAACAACGGTGATGGACAGCGACAGGCAAGGCTGGCAGACAACCAACAGGATTGCTGCCGGAAGCGAAACCGCCCCACCGCCCCCGTCTTGGGCTGCTCGAATCAACGAAGCTAACTCCGAATCGGAACTTATTGCGATTTTTGCAGAGGCACAAGCACAAGGATTAGACCTCAACAACCTCTGAATAGGAGAACACCCCAATGGCTGATTATTACGCAGCAGAAACCGGCACCGCAAACCTCTCAACCGACCAGATTGCGTTTGAGAAACTTGCGTACTTCGCCCTTCGCCCCGAAATGTACTACGACCAGTTCGCAGACGTTCAGGCAACCAACGCCACCAACCCTGGCGCATCCATCAAGTTCACCATTTTCGCAGACCTTGCTGAAGCCACCACCGAACTCGGTGAGGCTGAGGATGTCACCCCTGTCGCCATGAGCGACTCGCAGGTGACGGTCACCCTGCGTGAATACGGTAACGCTACGGTCACCACCGCCAAGCTCCGTGCCTCGTCGTTCCTGCCGGTTGACCCGGTGGCTGCGAACGCTGTCGGATACAACGCCGGTATCTCGATTGACTCGATTTGCCGCAACGTGCTTCAGGCCGGTGACAACGTGATTTACGCTACGGGCGGTGCAACCGACCCGTCGAGCCGTACCACAATCAACACCGACGACCTGTTGGTGGCGAACGATGTTCGTCGTGTTGTGGCCCAGCTCCGTGGCGCAAACGTCCCCACCCTCGGCGGTTCGTACGTCGGCTTCATCCACCCGGATGTGTCCTACGACTTCCGTAGCAACACCGACGCCGCCGCATGGCGTACCCCGGCGAACTACGTCAACCCCGAAGGCATCTACAACGGTGAAATCGGAATGTTTGAAGGAGTCCGCTTCATGGAGTCGTCCCGTGCCCCGAAGTTTGTGGACGCATCCAACAACTCCGGTTCGTCCGGCACGATTGACGTCTACGGCACCCTCATCATGGGCCGTCAGGCTCTTGCCAAGGGCGTGTCGCTCGGCGGCGAGTACGGCGCACAGCCGACCATCGTGTACGGCACCGTCACCGACTTGCTGAAGCGTTTCCGCCCGGTTGGTTGGAAGCACTTCGTCGGCTACGGCGTGTTCCGTCAGGAAGCCCTGCGCCGCATCGAGTCGGCATCCAGCATCGGCACCAACGCCTAGTCCTACCGACAAGGAAGCATTGCCCTCTCCGACTTGCGTCGGAGGGGGCTTTTGCTTTATGGTGCCATCGGACGTTGTTGGAGAACTACGGTCCAACTGGTAATAAAAACCCCTCGTCACTTACTGTTTCGGGGGGTTTTTGTTATTATCTGCACATGGCTGTTTTTCGCCCACCCACAGACCCTTTCGTAACTTTTGATGATGGTTCGGGGGAAGGCATTTTTTCGTATTTGAACGGCTGGCCTCGGGGCCGGAACGTGTTCAAAATGACGGACGGCTCGTTTCAGGAATCGGAACCGAGCGACCCTTCAACTATCGCCCACACCTACCACGGCGGGCATATCCATGAGTTGACCGCCCAAGAGGAAGCGGACCTTATCGCCGCGGGCTACGGCGACTACATTGAGTGACACGCAGAAACGTAGGGGTTTGACAATATGAAACACGCAGAAGTGCATCCCAGCCTTGACGTTGACGGCTGTTTCGGGTGCAAGGTGGCTGGTGTCCGTATGGGGTTCAACACGACAACCACCCGTGGGGCGAAGGTTGCTGAGGTAAACCAGCGGGAGAAAGGCTGGGGGAAAGACATGCCAGCCTATAAACGTCTCCGCCAGCAAGGGTTGCAACCGAGACAGATAGATGGTTCGGCGCTGTTGGAGTCCCGAGCTACTGAACGGTGGCAGATAGAGGGCGCACCGGTAGCAACCCCGACACCGGTCGAATGAACCACCAAAACTGGGTCGGGCACAACGACCCGAAACTTGGCTACGGTTCGATGCTGGACGGTTTCAAAACCGCTGCACCGAAAACGGTTGTGTTTACAGACAAGGCTTCTGTGTCGGTGCATATGCAGGTGCCGGAAGCGGTGAAAGGGTGGTGGCGTGACGCCCACCGAGTCCTGTTTACGATGTGGGAAACAGACACGATGCCGGACCGGTTCAAACCGTGGCTCAACCAGTTTGACCAAATCCTTGTCCCATGCGAAGACAATGTTGAACTGTTCAGCCCGTACCATCCGGTTGTCCGCCATGTCCCGTTGGGGGTGGACACAAAGTTTTGGTGCGCCCAACCGAAACAACCAGGGCCGTATCGGTTCCATGCTGGGGGGTCTTTGTGGAAGCGTAAAGGCTTAGATGTGGTTGTGCAAGCGTTCAAAAACCTGCGGTTGGCTGACGCCGAACTACATATCAAAGCGGCACCCCACGCATTTGACGCCCCGACAGGCCGGCTGGGGGACAACATTTTTGTGAACCGGAACTGGATGACCCGCACCGAACAACGGGACTGGTACGCCCAAGCTGACTGTTTTGTAGCCCCAGCCCGAGGCGAAGGGTTCGGGTTGATGCCTCTCCAAGCTATCTCTATGGGCATCCCCACTATCGTTTCGGCTAGCACCGGTCAGAAACAGTTTGCGCATCTAGCTACAGGTGTGGTCGGGTGCAGAAAATCTAGGGCAGAAACTTGCGGTCACTGGGATGAACCTAGCCTTGCCGAGTTGGAGGAACAGATGATGCGCCACTACACGGACCGGCTAACGGTGCCGAGCGGGGTTCAACAGTTTTCGTGGACGGCTTCAACCAAGAAACTTGTCGCAGCGGTACCTAAAGGCGACGTTTTGGACACCGACGAGTGGGTGTTGCCGGAGGTGGATGTCCGGGTGAAAGCGTTGCGGACCGTGAATGCGACTGTCGGGAAAGAAACGTATCGGTTCAAAACGGGGGAGGAAGGCAAAGTTCCGCTCGGGGTTTTTGAAGTATTATCAGGGTCAGGAGCTTTGGAGGTTCTATGACTATCGAATATCGGGGCGAAAAGTTCGCCGGTTACAACAAGCCGAAACGGACACCGAACGCCAACAAATCTCATGCTGTCTTAGCCAAGGAGGGCAGCAAGGTGAAGTTGATTCGTTTCGGTCAGCAGGGTGTGTCTGGTTCCCCGAAGAAGGCTGGGGAATCTGAGGCGTACCGGAAGCGTCGTGAATCGTTCAAGGCCCGCCACGCTTCGAACATCGCCAAGGGCAAGATGTCTGCGGCTTACTGGGCTGACAAAGTAAAGTGGTAAGGTACTAGAGATATGGCTGCTCCCGCTAAACAAGACTTGACTATCGTTCGTGGTGACACCGAGATTGTCGACGTGACCCTCACCACCGATGGGTCTACCCCTATCAATATCACGGGCCGCACCTATGCCTCGCAGATGCGTACCACCCCCGACATTGCTGCTATCGCCATTACGGGTACTTGCACGATTGTGGACGGCGCAGCAGGCGAGATGCGTGTCACGTTTTCTGCTACGGACACCGCTGACCTTGACCCAGGCTACCTGTATTGGGACTTGCAGGAAACGGCTGGCAGCACGGTTTCCACGATTCTTGCTGGGACTGTCACCGTTCTTGCCGATGTAACGAGGCTGTAGCATGACCACTACTCAGGTGGTTGTCGCTGTCGAAAGCGAACCAGTTACCCTCACGAAAACTGGCAACACCTATTTGGTTTCTTTGGCTGACCCTGCTGTTCCGGTTGAGGTTGGTACGAAGGTTACGATTATTGCGTCTGAGAACACGGGGCCTCAGGGTGTGCAGGGACCGCAGGGCGCTACTGGTGCTACCGGCTCGCAGGGTTTCACGGGCGCTCAGGGCGCTCAGGGGCCTCAGGGCGCACAAGGTACGCAGGGTCCACAAGGTACGCAAGGTACGCAAGGTACACAAGGACCCCAGGGTGCGCAGGGTTCGACAGGGCCACAGGGTTCTACCGGCGCTCAGGGACCTCAGGGGGCGCAGGGAGATATCGGCCCGCAAGGTTTGACCGGCCCGCAAGGTTCTACCGGAGCAACAGGCGCACAAGGCGACATCGGACCCCAAGGAGCGCAAGGCCCGCAAGGTACGCAAGGCCCGCAGGGGGCACAAGGCCCGCAAGGTGATGTGGGGCCTCAAGGCGCTACCGGCCCCCAAGGACCTCAAGGTGTACAAGGCCCACAAGGAACAACAGGAGCGCAAGGCCCGCAAGGTTCGGATGGGCAGTCGGCAAGTTTCTACGACTACCTAGCCAAAACGTCGCTCATCGGCGGCGACCCGCTGTCTGGGTTCATCATCTGGAACAGCGCCACCCAATCTGCCGCAACACAAATCAACGTCAGCCACACCGACCAAGACGGCTACGACATTGACATCTTCTTGGCGACAATCAAAGCCAACGACACAATCATTCTCCAAGACAAGTCTCTGCACACGAACTACCAGAAATGGACTGTCTCGTCGGCCCCTGTCGTGCAGGTTGACTACATCGAGATTCCCGTCACGCTCGTTACTTCGACGTACAGTTTCCCGAACAACCAGCCGATGCTGTTTGTCATCTCGGCTATCGGTGCCCAAGGCCCGCAAGGTGCACAGGGTGCTACTGGCCCGCAGGGAGCGCAGGGTGCTACTGGTTCGCAGGGTCCTCAGGGTGACATCGGCCCGCAGGGGGCGCAGGGACCTCAGGGTGCAACAGGTCCTCAGGGACCACAAGGAGATATCGGCCCTCAAGGTGCTACAGGTCCCCAAGGTTCGACTGGTGCTACTGGTGCCCAAGGCCCGCAGGGACCGCAAGGTTTCACCACTTTGTCTGCTGCTACCGATGTCGCTATCTCGTCCCCGTTGACGGGTCAGGCCCTTGTGTACAATCAAACCCTGAGCAAATGGGTGAACACGACAGCATCCACCGACCCGATGAACGACTCGAAGTTCACGGCGATTATCACGACAGATGTAGGAGCATGACATGGCTGTAGGCGACAGGACTGAGAAACGGC